GAGAGCGGGTGAGTGCCCGCGCATCGTCGAACATCGCCCCCATCGACCACGGGTCACTCGGCGTTGGCAGATTCGGCATGGTCTCAGTCTCCCACTCAGAACACCGACAGCGTGTTGCCGGCGAACCCTTGCATCAGGTCACCGGGCTGCATCCCGAACGCGAGCGCGTCGGAGATCATCTGCCCGACTTCGGCCGCGAGCGCGGAATCCTGCTCGGCGAGTCGCAGGTGCGCCGACATGAGTTCCAGAGCGTTGATCTCGCCTTCCAGCCCCAACTGCTTCAGGCCGCGCGTCAGGCCGTCCTCGAGCTGGGCGCGGTCGATGCCCAACTGCCCGGCCATGAGGTCGAGGCGCTGGTTCGCGAGCCCCACTTCCTGCTCCGACAGCCCGATCCGTTCGTCGGACAGGTTCAGGCCCTCGTCGCGGCGGTCGAACCCGGCCACCTCCTTCCGGTACCCGAGATCCTGCGATTCGAGGTCGTTGAGGGTGCGGAGGTAGTTCGCGCCCTGATCGTAGGTGTGGCCCGGGGAGAAGGTCGTGCCGCCCGTGATGTAGTTGGACTTGATGCCGCGCGCCTTGTCCTGCCCCTCGAACGAGATGCGGTTCGACGCGTTCGTGTTCGACAGGCCGGCGAGTTCGCGCAGGCGCGTGATGTAGCCGCGCTCCGACGTGTTGTCCTTGCGGTCGATGCCGAGGCCCTGGAGCTTGAGCGCGTTGCCCTGCCGGTCGATGCCGAGGTCCTGCAGCTTCAGGCCGAGACGCTGACGGTCGAAGGACGCGTTGGAGGTCAGTTCGCCGCGACGGAGGCCGAGGCCGCGTTCGTCGATGGCTGCGCGCTTGTCGAGGGTGGAACGCTGGACGCCGATGTCGTCGCGCTGCGGCTGGTACTGGCCGGCGATGGTGTTGAACAGGTCGCTGAGGGAGTACCCGACACTGGAGTGGTCGCCCGGGTAGTTGCGCGTCTCCGCGACCGCGAGAGGGTCAGCGAGACGGGCACGATAGTTCTTGTCCGCCTCCGACCGACCTGCGGGCGTAGCGGGGTCGTATGGATCGCCGCCGTACTGCTTGTAGCGATCGCTGTTCCCGCTGTACTGCTTGCCAGGACCGTACGACTGGGGGGAGGTGTCGTACATCGGGGTCGTGGTGCCAGTCGGGTTCAGCGGCGCCTTCTGCCACGGCCCGTAGCCGTCACTCAAGCCGTTGCCGACACTCGAACCGATTCCGCTGCCGGTGCCACCCTGCTTGCGCCCCAGGTTGCCGCCACCCAGCCCGCCGCCGAACCCGGAGCTGGACGACCAGTTCGTTGCCATGGGCACAGGCTAGTTGCCCGGGTCGCTGCTGGTGGCTACCAGTCCCAGCCGCCCGACCATTCATGGTGGCCGAAGATCGACCCGGGAACCTGGATCTGCCGGTTGCCGGCCTCGGTCAACCCTGCCAGCCCCGACACGTACCGTTCGCGCGCGTCGGCGGCCATCTCACGGTTGCGGCGCTTCAACCAGCACTTCCACTCCGCGTAGTCCAGCGCGACGTCATCCCACCCACCGGGCACGTCGAGGGTGGAGGAATCGTTGGAGCCGGTGACGGTGAGGTCGGTCGGGAACTTCGCGTACCGGTAGTTGACCACGCCGCCGGTGGACGGGGATGGGTAGAACAGCAGGCTCATACTCGGCGCGTACCCGGTCGCGACGCACGTGTCGGGGGTGCCGGAACCGATGTCCTGATGCATGCCCCAGCGCGTGATCGCCGCGTGCCGCTCGATGGGCGTGATCGGGTAGCGGTAGGAGCTGCCGGTGGGGGTGAACGTGATCGGCTCCAACACCTTCACGACGGTGGTGGGCAGCGCGTACGACTCGGTGCCCGCGAGGATCGTGAGGGTCGCGTCCACTGTGAGTGCTTCGCTGCGCCGTGCGATGTCGCGTGCCGCTTCGTTGAGGGTCGCGCGGAGGAACGAGTTGGACCAGAAGCCCTCGTCCGGTTCGGACAGGCGTTCGCGGAGCCGGATCAGGTACGTGCCGAGGGTCGCCATAGGAACAGGCTAGTGGCCCCGGTTAGATGGAGGGACCGAGGTCCTGCCAGCCAGCCGGGTAGGCGGTCGGGCTCCACACGTTCGCCGGGATCTTCGACTCGTAGACCCGGCCCTGGTAGGTGACCTTCGCCCCGAGCGGGTAGGCGTCATGGGCCCCGGTCGGCTGCACCCATGCGGCGAGGTCGGCGCGGTGGACCTTCCACAGCGCTGGGACGACAGGTGGCGCCCAATCACTCTGCGTCGTGTGCGCCTGGACGCAGGTGTAGAGCGTGAGGTTGTACCACCGTTGCGCCCCGACCGTCACCGCCTGGCCAGCGGCCCACGCCGGGACTCCCTGCGTCGCGGGTGCGGTCGGGGTGACGGCGGCGAGGATGGCTTGCAGGTCGTGGCCGGTCGCCACCATGTCCCACGACGCCACGTAGGCCGTGACGACGCCGAGGCTGTCGAAGCGGGGCACGGTGAAGGTGAGCGCGTCGGCCGGGTTGCCTGTGGCCGCGGCGACAGCACTATTGGCCGCGGCCTGCTGGGCGGGTGGGACTGTGAGGATGATCCGACGGAGGGTCATGCGATCGTCAGCCCGTAGGTCGTCTCCACCCACGAGGTGAAGTCTGCCCACTCGGCTTGAGCGGTCGGGTCGGTGTTGAACACCGCGGCGTAGGCGATCGAACTAGAACCGGGTTCTGTCCCGTTGTTGCGGGCAAACAGCGTGAACCTATTTGTGGCTGTTGTCCCGGCGTTGCCTGAGGCGATCACGGTGCCGTCGAGCGCATACGACGACGACGCCCCGTTAAACGTGCACACATGCAAGTGCGGGTTCGTGTCTATCGCATCTCCCGAGTCCAGGGCCGACCCGGAGAACAGGAAGTAGCGGCTACCGGTGCCGCCGTCGTACACGAGCTGGAACGTAGCGGCTCCATCGAACAAGGTCTTTTTCGTAGCACCGTGCGCCGCGATGAGCACCACCCACACGGGCTGGGCGATTGACGCCACCGTCGCGCCGATCCAATCGTCCGTCCCGTCGCCCTGCACCGTCGGCTGGTTGTTGAACGCCGCCGTGGACGCCCGGTACGTCGGCTGCTTCGAGCCGGTCGCCTGCACCAGGTTCTGTGTCGAGATGATGCTGACGGTCGCGGCGTTGCTGCTGGACTCGACGAACGACGACACGCCCTCGGTGGCCGACGAGAAATCGGCATCAAGGACCGTCGTGCCATCAATGCCGGACTTCACGATGACACGGTGAATGGTGCCATCCCACCGGAACGAGCTGGCGTAGGTGGATTGCCCGATCATCGGGTAGCCGTGAACCGTGGTGTTGTTCCCCGCCCCCGTGCTCGCGTCCGTCACGGGGTCACCCAACTGCGTCCACGATGACCCGTCATCGGAGAGGTAGAAGCGAACCTCTGACTGCGCCGACCCGTTGTCCTGGTCGAACGTGACCTTGACCCATTTCGGTGTGCCGTCAGTGACGCCAGTCGCGACCGTGGACGTGAACACCCTCGCCGTCGAGCCAGAGGGGCGGCTGAACATGAGAGTTCCAGTGGTGTTCAACCACAGATACCAGTTGTGATACGCCGGGCCGGAATGGTCGCCGTTCGTCATAATCGACCGGGTGCTCGCCGGGGTCCAGTCGGTTGGTGTCACACGGCACACAAACTCCATGTCGCCGGCCGGGTTGAGGACAGCGGCGTGCGCGAGATATCCGTAGTTCCCCGCCACACCCTGCAACACCAGTCCGTCAGCCCCGATGTACGCGCCCGTCGTGTAGGCGCTGCCGCCGTTCCGCCACCGGCTGACCGCGCCACCGTCTGCGGGTGGGGTCCACAACGGGTCGGACGCCCACACCCCGTGTACCGGGTCGGTCGTCCAGCCGGTGAGGGGATTGAACGACGGGGCCGCGGCCACGTTCACGACCCCGGCGTTACGGCTGGGCCGGCCACGCGTCCGGGTGCGGAGAGGAAAGCTCATGCCGGGGCTCAGGCGCTCAGCTTGTGGGAGTGGCCCTCGACGCTGTAGCTGCCACCGTTCCCGAGGACGCGGATCTCATGGCAGATCACCGCGGAACCGTCGGGGATGGTGGTGGTGAGGGGCCTCGAGCTGAACATCAACCGCTCCCCGGGAGCGACGCGCCGCGTACCCCCCGCGCCGGCAGTCGGGTCCGCGGTGCCGTTGTCGGTGAAGTAGATGTCGTCACCGCCGCTCGCCTCGCCGTTGTACACCTCGATGAAGTCCCAGAACTGGAGGAGCTGGGCGCGGTCGACGGTGGTGGTGGTCAGGGTCGCGTGGATCGACTTCTTGTCCGTGATCGTGGCCATGTGGCAGATGGTAGCCGCGGGGCGCGCCGGCAGGTCAGCCCCAGCCGATGCGGCCCGTGTGCCAGCCGTACGTCGCTTCGGGCGCGTCGGCCGGCGCGTAGATGCTGAGCGTCGAACCCCACACGTCGGGGAAGAAGCCGCTGTTCGTCGCCCACGTCGACACGTCGAACGTCTCGAGGTCGTTCGGCAGCGTCGGGGGACCCACGTCGAACACCGTCGCGTAGATCGCACTGAACGACGCGCCGAGGATCGGGTTCGGGTCGACCGCCTGCTCGGGGACCGTCGACGTCTCCGCCACCGAGACGACCTGCGGGACCGGCGGGGAACCCGTGAGAGTGTCACCCACCCCGACCGCGCCACGGAACGAGTACAGCGCACCCGGTTGCGCTGCGGGGGACAGCTGGTCGTCGGCCGCGTTCGTGATGTTCGACGCGCGGAGCAGGAACGTGCAGTCGTCGATGAACGCCGCGGCGACGGTGAGTGAGATGAAGTCCGTCGGGAAGATCCACTCCATCGTCGGGAGGTCGATCGACCCGCGGACCGCCAGCGCGAACCACGGCTGCTCCCACGGGGTCGACGTCGGCCACACCTGCGAGTAGGTGTCGCGTGGCCGGACGAACGCCGGGGAGGTGCTGGGCGTCCAGTCGGACTCGTCGCTGCCGCCCGGGAAGTCCAGGCGCACCACATAGAACCCGACCGTGTCCGCGTCCGGGGGGTTCAGGGTGAACGAACTCTGAGTGGCCGTCGCGTACGAGGTCGTGTACGACCTCCAGTCGGGGACGGCCATCAGTTCTCCACGGGTTCCTCGGGATCAGGCGGCGACCCACCCGACGTCCCACACGTGAACACTGCGATGATGGTGACGCGCGACGCGATGTTGTCGCCGACGTCGGTCGCCGCGAACGTGAGGAACTGGCCGTCGGTCCCGAAGTTCGTGTACGTCGCGTCGAGAGCCGCTTCCTCCACGTGGACGACGTTGTCCCCGGCCGGGAGGGTAATCGTCGCGATGGTGTCCGCGTTGTTGTACGCGACGATCACCACGTCGGAGGTGTCGACCGTGCCCCCGACGAGGACCGTGAGGCGCGTCAGCCGGCGGTTCGTCATCGACTGCCACGGGGGGCTGGGGGTGCTGGAGAGGATGCCCGGGTTCGACACGACGAGTTCGTGATGGCAGTTCGCCCCGCAGTTCCGCGCGAAGTACGTCGCCCACCGTTCGATCGCCAACCAGTTCTGGTGCTGCTTCCACGGGTTCGGGTCGACCTTGTACGGGATCTGGAGGTCGCAGTTCGACCGGCCGAAGAACAGTGGCATGATGCGGCGGAGGCTAGACGGTTTCGCGGATCTCGACCGCGTGGGGACGCTCGGAGGGGAACACCGCGAACGTCGAGTTGGCGCGCACCGCCTTCACGTCCCCCGAGTACACGCCCGGGGTGGTGGTGTCCGTCGCGTCGAACGAGAACTTCACGCGCCCGTTGGAGAGGTACGTGCCCGAGGTCGTGGCCACGGTGGTGCCGTGCTGGTACAGGCGGTACGTGTACGAGTCGAACGTGCCCGCGGGGACAGGGCCGTCACGGTCCGCGAGGACCATGTAGATGTCGCGCGTCTCGCCCTGGACCAGTGTGAGATCGGCCATGCCCGCGATGCTACCGGGCGGGTGGGGGGCTAGATGTCGATGTCGATGCCCGACTCGCGCCAGTCGCTGTCGGGAACGGTCTCGAGGTAGTCGATGATGGTCGCGGTGTGGGGCGGCGTCTCGATCAGCGCGTACAGGGGGCGCGCTAGGAGAGGGTCTGTGCCGCTGACGATGACCCGTTCCTCCTCGGTGGCGCGGAACATGTCCGACACCGAGATCGCCGACTGTGTCGCAGCGACCCCGCTCGCGTCGGATGCTGTAGCCGTGTCCGATGAGCCGACTTCGACGAGAGGCATCAGGTCACGCCAGGGTGATCGTGATGGTCAGCGCCCACTCGTCAGATGACGTCTTGGTCCCCCCGCTGAACACCTTGCGGTTCAGCATCCGGCCACTGGTCGACGCGTTGAACAGGCCCCACTCGGCCCACGCGAAGTTCGCGTCCCCGGTCTCGAACGTCGACTTGTAGGTGATCACCGCGTTCGATGAGCTGCCAGTGCCGTCGGTGTGGAGGGGATAGGTGGCGTCCATGGCCTCGCGGTGCTTGTTCGTCGCGGCCTGGAGATCCGTCTGGGTCGCGGCTGCTGCGGTGGAGTCGTCGCCGACACCGAGGTACGCGTTGGAGTTGTCGAACGCGGTGACGCCCGTACCGATGAGCCGCTGCCACAGCGCGCTGGCGCCGCCGTAGACCAACAGGTTGCCGGCACCCTCCACCACCGCGTAGGGGGAGTCGCGGTCCTCGGCGCGGTACTTGTCGATCCGCCACTGGACCTGCCACTGGATCGGCTCCGACGCTGCATCGGCCATGGTTGTCTCCTGCTGCTCAGAACTCGTTCGACGGGGCATCGTTCGCTTCCCAGAGTAGTTCGTGCACGGTTGGGGCGGTCCCCGACTCACCCTCGTCGGAGTGCGCGGACGAGTTGACCGTGAACTCGATGTGGGACCCCGAGATGTCGCAGCCCCGGAACATGCGCGTCGGGAACCGGTCGTCGTCGACCGAGAACGTGACCGTCTCCCCCGCGGTGTGCTGGCGGGAACGGGCCGTGATGGTCACCCGCCCGCGACCTGTGGCGACGATGCCGATGGTGTTGATGTGCAACTCCGCGCCGAGCGATGCGGCGAGGGGATGAAGGCGCGCCTGGAAGCTGGATGCTGGCACCGTCGCGTCGTACTCGACAGTCACCGCGGCGCCGAGGTTCTCGACTGATTCGCCGGCCGCGTACAGGAACCGACTGCGCCAGTCCGACGACATCTTGTGGATGATGAGGTCCTCGGGGTCGTCGAGTCGCCACAGCGCGGGGACTTCGGGCTGGAGGTCCAACAGCCAGTTGTTCGGCAGCACCACCCAGTCACCCCAGGTGTCCGCGGTCGTGTACCCGTGGCCGTAGAACGGGTCCGCGGGTGGCCGCCAGAAGTCGTCGGGCATCGTCGGGGTGAGGTGCTCAGAGCGGTCACCGCCGCCCCACGTCCAGATGCCGGAGCCGTCCACCGGGTAGATGAAGCCGACGGGGGAGAAAGTGCCCGCGTTCATGGACAGGCCCGTGCCGCGGACAGACGGGTGGCGGTCAGCGCGGATGTCACTGCCGCCGATGTCGCCCTGCAACACGACGCCACCGCCACGCGCCTTGATGAGTAGGAGGACATCCGCGTCCAGTGATCCGAATGCCTGGTACCCGGTCGGTTCCTCCCACCCGACGATCTGCCGGAAGAACTCCACGTCGGTCGGCTTCGTGGTCCAGTCGTTCGACTCGGTGAAGTAGAACGCCTCGTTCGTCGCCCAGATCGTCCCGAACGCGCCGGCGCCCAGGAGGCTGAGCGGGAAAATGACGACGCGGCCCTGATGCCCGACGATGAAATCCGGGGACACGAGCCCGCCACCAGACGCGTCGAGTTCCCGGTCACCGGGGAGGTAGCGCGTCGAGTCGACGGTGGTCGCGGTGTCGTCGGGGTACATGAGCACCCGGCCATCGACACAGAACGCCGTGGAGACCGGGCCCGCGACGTTCGCGTTCGCGCTGTTGGTCCTGCCGCTGACGAAGGACATGCGCTTCGGCCGAACCGCGGGGTCCTGCGACCCGGGACGCGACTCGCGCCAGATCAACTCCCAGCCGGGGACGTCGAAGTCGCGGGTGTGGCGCCACAGGTCATGCGACTTGTACGGGGTGGAGTTCGGCCCCGTGTGGAAGTACTCGAGGCCGACGAGCACCTCGGTGTTGTTCTGATCGACGCCGTCGAGGTTCTGGCCGGGCGTGAACACCGGGTTCCGGCAGTGGAGCCCGCTGATGTAGAGGGGCGACGTCCAATCGGTGGGGACCGGGAGGGTGGTGGCGGTGCCGGCCGCATCTTCGGGCAGGAAGAAGTAGTTGTTGCGCCGGCGCGGGAGCGGGGCGAGGCTGCCGTCGGGGCGCGCGTAGCACCGGAACGTGCCGTCGGACTGCAGGGTGCCGGGCGGGTAGTTCGGCGACGGGACGTCACGGATGCCGGGCGTGAAGTCGCGGATCGAGTCCAGTGCCATAGGGATGATGCTACGGCTTGGGCGCGCGGGTGATCTGTGACGCCCCCGGCAGGAGCGCGACCAACCCGACGACGATCAGGTTGAAGGCCTCGGGCGCGTCGTACTGGAGCGCGACGAAGCCGAGGAACGTGAGGGCCGCGATCGCGGAGAGGAGCACCCAGCGGTCGAGCATCAGGCGTTCCCGGCCATCGCCGCGGCCCAGATGATCGACACCGGGATCGCGACCAGCCCGACGAGGACCGCGACGAGGACGCCGGTCCAGACGCGCCGCAGCGTGCCGACCTCCATGGTGAGCGCCGTGAGCTGGGTCGACAGGTCGGCGTGCAGCTCGTCCATCTGGCCCGCGAGCCACGCGAACCGCTCCGGTTCCGCGACCTGCTGGATCTCCGACATGCGGGACATCAGAGCCTCCATCCGGGTGATGTAGAGCCCGACGGCATGGAGGTCGACGTCTCCGGTGATACGACGAGCGATGCCCATGCAACCATCATGCCCGCGCCGCGCGTGACGGTTCCGTCACAAGGAGCGCGGTGCATCATGACCCCTTGATGACGTTGATGACGTCGCCGAGGTTCGTCTGCTTGTCCGACGTGCTGGCGACCTGGCTGCCGGTGATGACCGGCGCGCCGAACACCTTGAAGTCCGCCCAGAAGGCGCGCTTGTCGGCCTCGGTCCACTTGCTGTAGCTCACGTCTTCATCTCCTGGGGTGATGGTGGGGGCGCCGTCGTACGCGGTGCGGCAGATGCGCTCGAGGTTCAGCCCGCCTGGGTCGAGGTGGGCGTTCGGGCGCGGCGCGTGCTGGTGGCCGAGGTGGCCGCTGTAGTTGTCCCACGCGGGGGCCGAGAGCCGGATCTTGGAGGGGGGTGAGGCAGTGTTGCCGCCCTCGCCGATCTTCTGGCACTGCAGATACCGGTTCGGGACCGGGTGGTGCGCGATGATCGGCTGCACGACCGCGGTGGCCAGCCAATCGAGCTGCTCGTCGGTGAGGCGGTGCATGTCCGCCGCGTACCCGATCAGCTCGATCTGTATGACGCGGTCCCTGTTCGTCTCCACGTTGGGGGAGGCTTTGAGGGCCCGGCCGGCGAGGGCGGTGTCGATGCCCTGGACGCGCTCCCGGTTGTAGACGTCCACCCAGAGCTGCGGGGGGTTGCGGTGGATGCGAGACAGCGCGGCCGCCGCGCCGGGGTGGGGGCGGGTCTCGGTGCTGTGCCACAGGATCTTCCACGCGTTGTCGTCGTCGCGGTACGGGAGCCCCGGGACGGGAGCGGGGACCCAGTCGAAGCCTGCGATGCGCGCCATGGGGCTGAGTCTAAGTGCTGGTGGATGGCGGGATGGGAAGGCTGCCGAGAGTGGCGATCAGCGCGTCGACGGTGACTCGCCAGATGTCGGCACGGGCCTCGGCCTCGGCCAACTTGTCCCTGAGGTCCGCGGTGAGGGCACGGGCCTGTTCACGCGCGGAGGAGTAGGCCACACCTGAGGACAGCAGGCCGAGGAAGGCATCGGCCTCCTCGCGGATCTGCTGGCCGCGGAGGTTGCCGAGTTCGGAGCGGGATGACTGGTAGCCCTGTACTGCATCGCGGAGTGCCTGACGCGTCGAGTCCCCGGCGCTCAACTGTGGCTCGTCAGGCACCGGGGACTCGGGCGTAGACACGATCACCTCCTTGCTGTGTGAAGGCGCGTGCTCAGGTGCGGGTGGGACGCGTCACGCGCTTGGTCGGGACCGGGTCGGCCTGGATGCTGTCGGTGAGGCCGTTGTCGTCGCCCAGGGCCGCAGCGGACCCTGCCTTGACCGTGTCGGCCGGTGTGCCGTCGGGCAGCACCAGGGACGGGTGCTCGGGCGTCGTGGGCCACACCGGCAGCCCCGTGTCGGAGGTGACGACGTCGGGCCGGACCGCGAGGTTCGCTGCGGCCTGATCGGCGGCGGCCGGGTTCTGGTCGCGGATCGCCTGCAGCATGAGGAGCTGGTTCTGCCGGTTCACCTCGAGCTGACGCATCAGGTCCTCGATGACGAGCTTCGTGTCGGCCTGGCCCGGGTCGCGGCCGCCGGAGTGGATGCCGTGGGGGTCATCGATGACGGTGACGATCCGCTGGTTGTCCCATGTCTCCACCTTGACGCGGGGGAGCTTCGGGTGCATGTACTGCCGGCGACCCATGATCTCGCGCTCCACGTACGGCTCGGTCGGGTCCATGCCCTTGTAGAACGAGCCGGACTCGGGGACGTCAGGGGTGGTGGCGGGGTCGGCGTACCACTTGTCGTTGCCCGTCGCCCACTTCGAGGAGAGGCGGTCGCGTTCCTGGGTGCGGTACCGGCGCTCCATGTCGGTGTCCGACGCGTCGTACGTCTTCGGGTTCCCGAACCACAGGCACATCGCCAGGTACGGGATCGGCTGCGGGACGTTCGGCACCAACTCGTACGGCTGACCGTGGAACAGCAGCTTCGGCAGTGGATGGCCTTCGTTCGTGACGATCACCATCTGGTGCTCGTTCATGGACGGGTCCATGACGGTGCCGGCGAGATCGGGCATGTGTCGCTCTCCTGTTGAGGGGTGGGGTGGTGCGGGTGTCCGCTGGGGTCAGGGGCGCAGGTACGCGGTGAACGGGAACACCGTCGTCGCGAGGTTCGTGGAGTTGGCGACCTCACCGAGCGCGGCGCCATCCACCGTGGTGTCGACCCAGAACGCCATGACCTTGCTGTTCGTCGAGTCCCACGCGGGCACGATGCCCGTGGTTGACGCGAACAGGTTCAGCCGGCGGATCGCGCCGCCCTTGAACTGGCCGGGGGTGACAGCCTCGCCACCCGTCGGGTAGACGGAGTCCATCGTGATCGTGCCGTGGACGAACAGGAGACCGCCGCCGAAGTTGATCGGCTCGGTGGAGAGGGTGACGGTTGCAGCCATGAGGGTGATGCTAGCCGTTACTCGCCGGGGAGTCTGTAACCACCCAGCGCCTTGTGTCCTGCCGCCCACGTCTTCTGCTCGTCGGACCACTCGGCGTACGGCACATCCTTCCACCCCTCACCCAGCGGGTGCTTCGGCTCGGGCACGACCATCCCCACCGTCTTGTAGTGGATGATGCCCCGCGCCCCGGGGATGAGGTACGGCTGCTCACCGAGTACGCCGGCGCGCAGGCAGAACATGTGGTCCTCACCGAGCCACAGCCCACCCACCACGTCGGGGTTGCCGCTGGGAATCACCATCTCCGCGAACCATTCCTGCGGGTGACCGAACTGGCCGCGCATCTCGAGCAAGAGGGTGCGGTGGACGGCCATGAAGCCCGCGCCGAACGACGTGACGGGCAGGGGCTCATCCTTCAACTCGTCGAATCCGAGGACGCGGAGGAACTGGCCGTCGGGCTGCACTGACCACTTGCACGCCTCCGGGTGGGTGGCCTCGTCGTACGCGGTGGCCTTGTACGCGCAGATCGACGCGCCGAAGTTCGGGTCCATGCACCAGTACGGCCCGGACGCGATGCGGGTCCCCTGGGCGATGGCGCCGTTCAGGAGGGCGGCGGCGTGCTCGGGAGTGAACGCGATGTCGTCGTCGAGGAACACGAACCAGTCGGTGTCCGCGGTGACGGGGTCGTCGAGCAGGCGCGCGACGAGCTGGTTGCGGCCGATGTCGAGGTACGGGCCGGAGGTGCCGGATGTGACCGCGACCACCTCGAACCCGGGAATCGAGTGGCGGCCCATCACCGCCTGGCAGGAGCGCATGTGCTCGATGTGGGGGTGGCCCGCGCTGAGGGTCGCGAAGGTGACGGTGGGCGTGTCGCTGGTGTCGGCAGGCATCAGACTCGCACCGCCATGTCGGCAGCCGTCGCGACGAGCGCCCGCAGGAACTCCCCGAAGTCCTCCTCACTCTCCAAGGTCTCGGTGGTGGCGTGGATTCCATGGAACGTGGTGACGACCTCCACGCTCATGTCCTCCTGCGTCCACTCGCTGTAGAAGTACCCCTCCTTCACCCGCACGACGCAAGATTCGACCTGATCGCGGTCGTACTTGCGTCGCGCCCACTCCTTCAGCACTTCCTCGTACTCGACCTTCTTGGGTGTCTGGGTGTCGCTCATGTCGCACACCATATACCCGCGCACGCGACACCGCCCCCGGAAGGGGATACGGGGGCGGTGTCTGGCGGCGCCCGGGAGTGGCGCTGTGGTTGAAGTTGGGCTCAGGTCACAGGGACCGGAACAGGAACACGTCGGTGACGTTCGAGGCCGACGCGTTGATCGCGAACCCGAGCGCTTCACCGGCCGCGGGCGACGCGGTGGTGGCGATCGAACCGGTGGTGGTGACGCTGCGCTTGATGATGCCGCTGGCGGCGAGGGCACCGGTGGTCGGGACGTCATCGACGGCGCCGAGGACACGGACCTTCACGAGATCACCGCTGGCCGCGGCGTGGAGCGCGATGCCCACACAGAGGCTGGCAGTCGAGTCGGTCGCGGCGAGCGCGACCTTCCCGTCGGTGCCGAGGGTGACGACCCGCTTCGCGGTGACCGCGGCGCTGGTCTCGAACTCCAGGTCGATGCCCTGGATCTTCGTCTGGAAGTCGGTGTACTGGTAGGCACCGAACGGCTGGGACAGGGGGTTTGCCATGACAGGCTCCTTGGCTCGGGGCGGGGCTCAGGCCGCGATGGCCCGGAACACGCCGCTGGTCTGCGGCCGGCGGTTGATGACGTTGCCCATCCAGAGCAGGTAGCCGACCATCGCGTCCTGGTCCGTGGGGACCATGAAGTCCCGCATGTAGAAGTCGCGGTCGCCGGTGATGACGATGTCGATCGGGTCCTCGTCGATGAAGAAGATCGAGGAGTTCGAGGTGTCGGGGCCGTCGGGGCACTTGTCGTCCACGATCCACGGGATGCCCTCGAAGCAGGCGTTCCAGAAGCCCGCGGAGTACAGCTGCTCGTCGTGGCCGGACGGGCCGACGGGGAACTGCTGGTTCGCGACGCCGAGGCCGAGGAACCGGTTGTACTGCTCCTTCCGGCTGACGATGATGCTGGGGAAGTGCCCGCCCTTGTTCGTGTTCGAGCGCATGTTCATCAGCGCCGTCCAGGTGAGGGTGGTGCTGGCCGAGTCGTCGTTCGAGTTGAGGTACGTGTTCGCGGACCGGGTGAGCGACGCGTACGAGGCGCTGACGCCACCGTCGTCGATCATGGTCTGGATGCCGTCGAGGTCCTTGACGTTCGTGCCGGCGGACCACAGCCCGGTGCCGAGGTTGGAGGCCATCGACATGCGGGCCTGCTCCCACTTCAGCGTCACCTCGTTGGCGGCGGCGAGCGGGGTGTTCATCCGCACGATCGTGCGCGCATCGAAGCTGACCGGGACGTAGTGCTGCTTCCAGTCCCACGAGCCGTTCTTCACCGTCTCGTTCTGGGCGGTGGACAGGACGTCGTAGCCCTGGTAGGCACCGCCCGTGCTGAGGGTGTCGTAGATGAACGGCGCCTCGATGTGGGTGCCGCCCTGGTACTGGCGCTTGTTGGCCCGGTTCCACCGGAACCAGAGGGCGTTCGTGCCGTACACCTGATCGGTGATGACCGGCATGACGAGGTGACGCGAGAGAGCGGTGACCTCATCGGTTCCGATGATGGCTGCCATGTCGGCGATCCTTCTCCTGGGGGGCTGGACTGATGGGTCGGTGTCGCTCTATCTGAAATGAGCATAGGGCATCGCGGGGAGTGGATCGGCTGGAGACGCGCCACTGCCCCCGGGAAAGGCGGACCGGGGGCAGTGGCAGCGCAGACGGAGGTGAGGAGTGAGACCGTAGGTGCGGGCTACCGGTCCCCCACCATCTGCGCGATCTGGGCGGCCATCGCGAGCGCGACCTCGTTGCGGTTGTTGAGATCCGGGCCCGCGGTCTGGGTGGGCTGGGTGAGCGCGGAGTGGACCGGCTGGACGGGCTGCTGGACCGGCGCGGAGTACCCCTGCGGCACACCGACCTGGGAGAGACGCGGGTCGGTGGGCGAGGGCGGAGCGGATGGGCCGGTCGGGCGCGCACCGCCACCAGCCCCGTTCCCCGCCAGTGCGGCAGCGGCGGTTGCGCGGGCCACGTCATCCGCGGTCGGGTCCGGGGACGTGGCCGCGGCGCCGAGGAGCTTCGCGCGGAAGTGGTCGTGCGACAGCGCCTCGAGCTGGATCGTCTGCGCGGTCGCGCTGTACGCGTCGCCGGTGGAGGAGTAGATGCCGCCCCACACCGCCGACTGGTTGACGCGGGCCTCGAGCGCGGCCAGTTCCTCCGGTGCCCAGTCCGCGTACTTCGTGCGGAAGTCGTTGAGGGCGCGCTGGGCTTCTGCTTGGTCGTGCGCGATCCGCTGCTGCTCCCACTGCTGCTGCTGCGCCTGGAACTGCTCGCGCTCCCGCGCGATGGCCGCGCGTTCGGCTTCGAGTGCCGGGTCGGGGGTGGGGTCCGTGTAGGGGTCGTCCGCGTACGGGTCGCGCTGCGGGCGGGGCGCCGGCTGCTGGGCCTGCTGCTGCGCGGCCTGCAACTGGGCTTCGATCTGGCGCGGGTCGATCCGGCCGCCCATGATCCCGTCCACCCACTGCTGCTGCTCGGGGGTGAGGGACGCGAAGCGCGACGCGAGGCTGACGGTCTGCACGACCTCGTCCGCGGTGGGCGCGTGGCCGAGCACCAGTTCGTAGACGCGCGATGGGTCGAAGTGGCCGGTGTCGGTGTCCACAGCGCTGTCGGTGTCGGGCTCCACCACCGGGGCAGCGGGCTCGGGCTGGGGGGTGGGGGCCGGCTGCTGGTTCGGGTCCCCGAGGTACGGGTCGAACGGCTCCATCGTCGGCCCATCATCGGCAGGCTGAGGAGTGCCCATCTGCCGGCCCTGCTGGTGGAGCGCCGGGTCGGAGGGGTCGGGCGCGACGTACGGGGCCGGTTCCGGCGCGCTGGGCTGCGCGGGTTGCGGGGGGGGCGCGGACAGAGCGACACCACCCGCGCCCTCCCCCGCGATCTGGACGGTGCCGTTCGGGTCACCGGAGAGGAGGGCAGTGGTGTCGAACCCGGGTGGCACGCCGTTGTCGGGGGAGGGGTTGGCCGTGTCGACGATCGGGCCGCCGGACTCCTGCGCGGCGGTGATCGCGGCTGCCATCGCGGCAGTGTCGAACCCTGGGGTGTTGGGCATGGTGTCGCTCCTGTTGTCGCTGGTTGTCTGCTACTTGGTACTCAGCCGCGGGCGCCGCGCGGTGGCCCGGCACCCATGATGCGCTGCACCTCACCCAGCCCGCCCATGCTGCGGCCACCGCCACCGGGACCAGCCATGCCCGTCATGGGCGCGCCGCCGCCTGCCATCGCGGCCATCGGGTCGTTCGGGGGTCCGGGCATCCCGGGGCCCATGCCGCCGAGCAGGCCAGCGAGCCCGCCACCGGCACCGCCGCCACCATCGGACGCGGGCGGGGGGCCCTGAGCCATGGCGCCCTGCTGCGCGAACGGTGCACGCGCCTTCTCGATGACCTGTGTCTCGAGGTCGGTGAGCCACACGATGTCCGCGTCGGGCATCATCTTCGCGGTGCCGAGCAGCGTCACGATCGACTCGAGCACCTCGGACATGGTGTTGGTGGAACGGGAGGCCATGACCGGATCGTAGCCCGCCCCACCAACACCGTCGCCGCGTCAGTCGACGGGGAGGTCGACCGGCGTCCGGCAGTAGCTCTCGGGGAGGTTCCCCTTCGGCCAGTTCTGCGCGAGCAGGTTGTCCACGGTCTTGCCCGTGTCGGACAGGACCCACGCGCCGAGCCAGTCGGAGCAAGCGGTGAACCGGGACCCGTGGCGGGGGGTCACGACGATGAACTTCTCGTCGGGCCGCTCCGACATGTTGCCGAAGTGGATGAGGCCCTCGGGGCCGTCGTAGCCCTCAGCCATCTCGCGGTCACCGCCGAGCCACACCGCCGAGATGCACTCGATGTAGGTGGTCGCGCCGGACGAGTCGATCAACTTGACGTGCATGGGTTGCTCCTGTGTGGGTGTCTGTGTGATGATGATGCGGCTGCGACGCCGGACTGCTCACGCAGGACGACGGAGGGGGCCGCTCCCAGTGAGGATAGGGGATCGGCCCCCTCTTCGCGTCCGGACGCGACACCGCCCCTGGCCGTGCTCGGGCTCAGAGGCGGTGTGGCGGGCAGAAGCGGACCGGGGACTGGCCCGAAGGGAGAGGGTGGGGCTCAGCCCTTCGCCTTCTGCTCCGTGGGCTTCAGGTTGCCCTTCGCCTGCGCGTAGGGGCTGCGGCCGTGGCGGTCGAGGTTCGTGTGACCGAGCTTGTCGATCGACGCGTTCCCCGTCTTGCCGATGGATGGCATCGAGTCGGGCATGGTCAGTCCTCCGGGGTGGTGGAACCGAACGACGCCGGGAGCGGGTCGTACGGGCCGCTGGTGGGGGTGCGCTCACCCGTCGCGTGCTGCGCGGGGATGGACGGGTCGCGGGGCACAGCACGCGAGTTGACGGTGAAGTCGTCCGGCGCTGCGTGGGTACCGCGGGTGATGTCCATGAACCGATGCTACACCCGCGCGCCGGTGCGAGCGTTCGGGCCGATGCCACCCGCGCCGAGTGAGCCGCCACCAGCCCCCCCGCCCTTCGCCGCAGCCTCCGCCTCCGCGGCAGCCTGCTTCCGCTCCTGCACGCGGGTCGCGACGGCCTGCGCGTTCGGGAAGTCGATCTCCTCGAGTGCCGCGGCCTCGTCGATGAGTTCCATCGCGAACAGCTGCACGGCCCGGTTCTCGCGCATCTGGCGGGAGACGTGGTGGCGGGAGCCGGCGTCGACGTGGAGCTGGTACTGCAATGGCACCGCGCCGTTGCTGGATGGGATGAGGAAGTGGCGGGCGCGCAGGGCGCGGAACTTGTCCATGTTCTCCGGGCCGGCGATCGACACGATGCGCGGGGTCGTGTAGTTCTCCACGACCAGAGCGGCCTTCTTCACGAACGAATCACGTAGCGCGTACTCCATCTGGCGGAGCATCGAGCGGATGCCGACATGCGAGGACTCCGAAATCTGGTCCACGACGCCTTGCGCCGGCCGACCCGCGGGAGACGTGCCCTTGAGGATCGCGTTGATGCCACTGATGACCTCCATGCGCTTCAGGAGGAAGTCGACCATCTGCTGCGCGCCCGCGTTGATGGGCGGCGGAGTGAGCCATCCTGTGCGCTGATCGGTTGCGGTGATGGGGACGCGCTGACCGGGCCGGTTCGTGATCGGCATGTTGGTCAGGTTGCCGTTCTGGTCCAGCCAGATCGGGTTGCCGGTCAGCTCGAGGTTCTGCTGGATCGCGGTGAGCAGCCGGTTCAGGCACTTCTGCGGGCTGATGAGCAGCTCCACCATCGAGATGCCCCAGAACTCGGCGTTGAAGTCGATCGGCTGGTAGCGCGAGTAGGGGTGGCCACCGTGCGTCCAGATGTTCTCCGCCGGCTCGTCCAACAGGACACGGTTGTTCGCGACCACCACCACACGCCACGTCACCTTCGAGCGGCGGACGGGCGTGTTGGTGTGCGGGTCCTTCACATCCACGTACTCGTGCTGCCGCAGCCAGCACTCGAGCACCGTGGTCTCGGGCATGTCGAGGTTCGGGATGTGCGGGTGGTTGGTGCGCGCGTACCGCGTGAAGGAGCTGGGGGACAGCGCGCCCGGGTTCAGGCCGAGGCGCGGGCCGCGCGACCCGAGGACGTCGAACAGGGTGGGGGGCTCGTCGATGTCGACCGACATGCCGCCCGTCGCCGAGAAGGCCGCGGCCGCGCCCGGGAACCGCTCATCCAGTTCTTGGATCGTCATGCGGCGCGCTTCGATGATGTAGAGCGCGTCGTCGAGGTTCGTGGCCTTCGGGTCCGGGTACAGGCGGTACGGGGAGATGTGGCGCGCCATCGCGTCGCCCATCCCGCCCGCCAGGTTGTGCTCCCACGACGTCTTCGCGAACCCGGTGCCGTAGACCAGCCCGTCCCAGCACACCATCCCCCACTCGCGTTCCTCCATGTTCGCCATCCACGACGCGTCCATCGTGTACTCGAGGTCCTGCGCGATGGACGTGAAGTACGCGGTGAGGTCCGAGTGAGGGACCGCGGCCGGGGAGACGGAGGTGCGGAAGCGCGTGTCCATCTGCCACGCGACGAGCGTGCGGATGATCGGGAAGATTTCGGGGATCTCCGGCGACGGCATCCAATCCGCGCGCTTCGCCGGGTTCCAGTGCCGGTTCGTCAGCATCCGGTAGCACTCGTTCCAGCGCGGGAGGAGCGTGTTGCGATGCGACTTCGCCGCGGTGAAGAGCTGGTGGATGCCCTGGACCGTCTTGATCTCGTCGGCGGATGGGACGGGGTCGAGGTGGAAGGGCTTGGGGGTCCGCTTAATCCGGTTGATGTGCGGGGTCGCGGCCGCGCTGGTCGCGTCTGCCGGGTTGGCGGTGGAGGCCGCGTCGGTCGGTGCGGGCAGTTCGCCGCGCACCACCTCACCGGCCGCGAGGTGGCTACTGGTCGAGGGGCGCGTCGCTGGACGGTGCGGGCGGCTGAGGGTCGCGACGTTCCCCGTGCCGTCCAGGTTGTCCGGGTCGAGGGAGGTGAGCGGGGAGAACGCGCGCGGGGCCATGAGGAGATGCTACGCGTCCAGCGGCTCCACGGCTTCCACCTCGATCACCCAGCCGTCCGCGAAGTCCACGGGGCGACACCGCCACCGCAGCACCTCTACGGCGTGCCCGTCTGCGATCATGCCCCACTGCATCGCAGAGACGACGTGCGTCATGTGGGCGAGCCCGTACAACGCCCACTGCTGACGTGAGACGAACTCGCGCTGCTGCCACTTTCGCCAGATCACCACCGTCTCCTGCGGCAGCCGCAGGGCCTTGAGGAGGTCGACGACGTCGTAGACCATCGCCGACGCCACCGTCGACCGGCTCCTCCACCCCTCGTACGCCATCATCACAGGACCGTCTTGGTCGCGGGTTCTTTCTCCCCGCGCGCCACCGCGCCGTCGTGCTGCTCTTTCAGCCCCGCGTCCCCGTACTTCTCGAGCGCCTCGCGTCGCAGATCCTCATGGTCCACGGGGACGAGCCGCGACTCGATGCCGGTGCGGGCCTCGTTCTGCGCGCCGAGGATCTTCAGCTTCTCGCGGAAGTCCCGGTGGCCGTGGACCTCCGTGCCGACCGTGTGGTTGTAGTGCGACTGGAGCACCGGGGCCACGTGTACGCGGTCGCCGCGGTAGTCACGCCGGTAGCTGCCCATCGCGCACTCGTTGCACGGCGCGTGGCCCTCGTCGTACGCGGCCTTGACGTCGGAGTCGCGGTCGCAGGTGAGGGTGTGGCGGCTGCCGCATGTTGGGCAGCGGTAGGTGTAGGCGGGCATCAGTCGGCCTCCGCGTTGGCGTACTGCTCGATGTAGACCATCTCCGGGTTCTCGCCTGCGTGGGTCCGCTCCAGCAGCGCGAGCAGGTCGTCACCGTGGATCACATGCCACGGGCGTTCGTTATCGCCGGCTGACGAGAAGTGCCGCTCCTTCGCCGCGTTGGCGCAGGTCTCATCACACACCCACCAGTGTCCGAGCGGACCGGACACGCCCCAAGGGTGGGCGGGGAGGGGAGAGCCACACACGCGGCACGGCGTCGGATCAGCGGCCATCCGTCGCCTCCCATGCCTGGGACTGGTCGCTCCACGTCACCGAGCCGTCGCGGTGGAGATGCAGCACGATGCAGTCGAACACTGCGATGGGGTCGCCGTGGGCACCTGTGCGCCAGTGGACCGGCAGGGGGATGACGGGGTGGCCTCCGACGTTCTGAGCGAGTCGGTGGTCATCTCGGGTGCCCACTAGCCCGCCTCCGCCTTCAGCGCGACGCGGTACGCCTCAGCCCACCACCGGGCACCGGCGTAGTCGCGGGAGCGTGCTGTGCCGGTGTAGTAGCGGTTGTCGCGGGCGTCCTCCTGCTCCGTCTTGGCCCACGCCCCGATGTCCCGCACAAACTGGAACGTTACGGCGAAGCCGTCGTAGGTGACCCATCCGCCGCCCATCTCCTCGGGGAGCCGCAGCAGGTAGCCCGTCACCGGTTGGGCGTGCTCGTCGTCCACTGTCACTGGGATGGCGGAGTAGCCCACGTTCCCATCATCGTCGGTCACCATTCCCATTTCCCGTCTCCGAACATATCCCCATCCCCTTGCCTCGGGCCGAATGGGCTCACCGTTGGTGGGAGCACCAGGCCATGTGAGCCATCATCGCGCCTCTTGCTGACCGGTGCAAGATCCAACCCATCCTGCAACTCACGGACCTCGCGCATGCCCGCCATCACTGCGGGATCGGTGCCACCCATCGCTCCGGGGACGACTGGCAGGTTGTTGCGCTCGAGGATGGCGACGCTGACGGCAATCGCCATCGACGTCACCGTGTCGTCGTGCTGGGCCTGCTTGCTGTTCTCGAATCTCCCCGCGTCGTTGATGATGTAGTTCTTCATCTCCTGGTACGTGTCCTGGTCCTTGATCCTGAAATCGGACTGGGACTGGCTGGCCAGCCACACCTCTTTCTTCAGGTGGTCCATCGCCTCGTACTTCGTCTGGTCGGTCATCGGCCAGCCGAACACATCATCATGCAGGCCGCGGATCTTGCCGGCTTTCCGGTGCACGTACAGGTTCCTGTACCGCGCCTGCAGGATGCCGGAGATGACCGCGCCGTTGAAGTTGTACTCGGGCGCGAGCATCGCTTCGTCGAACCAGTGGCCGAGGAGGATCATCTGCTCACCGAAGTCCAGGTCCTTGTGGCCGCGGTCCCGCCACGTCGCGCAATGCGCCATCGTGCGCCGGTCGAGTACCTGGGCCACGGCAAAGTCACCGAAGCGCGCCGCCTTCGAGTTGTCGATGCCCACCACGTACGACCCGGGGGTGCGTTCGCTGGGGAACTGGTAGACGTGCAGCGGGCCCGCGGGATCATCCACGAACGTCACGCCGCTGCGGGCACGGGCGTCGCGCACCAGCTTGCCGCGGGCCGGGATCAGGGGGGCATAGGCCGCGCGGAGTTGGGTGAGGTCGAACACGTTGCGGCCCGTGGACAGGAACGCCTCGTCATCGGTGGAGGGGTACTCCTGGTGGAAGTCATCCAGGCTGCCGGACAACTCCGTAGCCAAGGTCAGCCGGCGCCACACCAACCGCGACTGGATCTCGCCCTCGGCCATGCCGCGCTGGGTGAGGCCGCGGTACAGGTGCCACTCCTCGTCATCCAGCGTCCCCCCGATGCTGGTCTTCGCGAGCAGGAGCTTCCGCGCCTCATCGCCGCGCCCGATGTGGTGCGCGTTGTACTCGGGGTGCGTCCACCACGGGAAGAACATGGGCTTGTACTCGACGTCACCGCGCTTCGCGGCCTCCCACGTCTCGTGGAACCAGTTGCCGACACCGTTCGCGGTGGACTCCACGAAGATCGCGGACAGCGCGACACGCGGCACACCCTGCGACAACCCCTTCATCAGCTCGCGTGGGTGCGGCCAGAACGCGGCCTCCGACGCGTGGACGAAGTGCAGGGTCCGGGAGCGGGCGCCTTCGAGCGACTTGGCGGGCAGCAGCGAGATGGAGGACTTGGTGGGGTCCCACGCGAGTCGGTCCCGGGCCGATGAGGTGGTCTTGTACAGCGGCGCGGCCCAGAAGCTGTCCCAGTAGTGGTGGGACATGTCCATCAGGTGCTTGGTCGAGTCACCGGTGTGCGACACGATGAGGCCGCGGGACCGGTTCATGCAGATCGCGAACTGGAACGCCATCGCCTCGGTGACAGTGCTGATCCCGACCTGGCGCGCCTTCAGCGTGATGTAGCGGATCGGCCGGCCATCGCGCACGTCCTGCTCCACGCTGTCGATGAGGCGGAGCTGCGGCGGGTTCAGGACGCGGCCCAGCGTGACGGTGCGCGACTCCTTGTCGATGATCTTGAGGCGGCGGACGAACGGGAGGATGGCGTGCCGGCTCATGCCAGCCAGACCATCTCTGTGCCCTTCTTGCCCTGGCTGTCGTACTGGTCCACCAGCGGCCTGAACGGCAGCCAGTCGGCCCCAGCTCCTTCACAGACGATGACCTGCCCTCGCCTGGCTCGCGCCCAATCACCCAGAGCGGTGTAGTCCAGGTCGACAGACGAGCACCCCCCGGCGTACCCCATCCCTCTCGGGTATGCCGTCTTGGATGAACCCGCCCCACCGAGGTACGGGGGGTCGATGAACCATGTGGCCTCCAGCGGTGGTGCGGACGTGTAGTTGCCGGGGATGATCCTCACCTTCTCCCTTGCTTCATCCACCAACGAGGCCATCCGCCGCAACATCCCTTGCATCACCCCCCAAGACCTCTCGCTCACCTTGATGGAGCGACACCGGGAAACGGCGTTGGATGCCTGTGAGTACATGACGATGGGGTCGGAGGTGTAATGCCCTGGCGCCGGGACCGGGTAGTTGAGGATCTCGTCGGCGGAAAGGCTCAACAGCCGCTTCCACGCGCCCACCACGCGGGGGTCCTTCTCCACCAGGAAGACCCTAGACACATCCCTCAGATGGTGCATGGAGTACCCAGCCGCCCCAGCGAAGGGTTCCACGATGATCGGATGGTCGGGGGGCGGGTACTTGGGCGCCAACCTTGCCTTCGCCCCGTAGTAGTAGAACATCAGGTTGCCTCCGGGTCCATGACGATCCCGGGACTCGGGTCGGCGTCGTCATCGGGCTCGAGCAGCGGCGCGTACGCGTCCTCGATCGCCTGCCGGTTCGGGAACACCTCCCCGAACATGGACCGCAGCTCCTCACCGATCCGCGCGAACGTGGCGTCCTGCCGCTTGTCCGCGACCTTCGTCGCCAAGGGCAGGATCTTCTGGAGCGCGGCGAGCTGCGAGTTGATGTCACCGGACGCGAGGATCAGTTCCACGACGTTCAGCCCGGTTTCGACGATGTCGATGAGGCGGTCGGTGAGGCGGTCGTCCGCCGCGAGTTGGGCGAGGATGTCGTCGTCGAACAGCGCGTCGAACGCGTCGAGGTTGTGGCCGTCAGATGCCATCGGAATACCTGCGTCGCGCCAGCCACACGATCGGCAGCGCGGGGACGATCATCGCGACCTTGCCAACCACCTGACCGGCGAGGAAGTCCAGGCCCCCGAACGCGAGCCAGAGGAACAGGGCCGAGTCCACGATCGCGCCGATGACGTTGGAGGCGACCACGGCGCCGGTCCAGTGACGACGGCGCAGCGGTGCGTAGATCGCGAAGTCAGCGAACTCGGAGAGCAAAAACGCGACCCCGGATGCGAGCGCGATGGTCGCGTGACCGCCGGGGATCGCTGCACCGTCGGACAGCGCGTACGACAGCGCGGCGCCAGCGACGATCGCGCCCACGACCCAGCGCGCCCCACCCACCTCATGTAGCGCGTCGCGCAACCCGAACGTGAGGCCAGCGAAGTACACGCCAGCTGGCGCTTCGAGCCCGGTGAGCGGCAGCCCCACGACCCCCCATTGTTCGATGGCCCAGTTCGCGGCGTAGACCGCGGCCATCATCCCGGCGAACAGGCCCCATCGAGCGATCCGATTACCTGCATCACTTCTCGTCTCCATGCGATTGCCCTTCTCCAGCAGTTAGCGCATGTCCCAGGATGGGTGCATGCTTCCATTCGCGGGTTGCGCCGCGCCCCTGCACTCCACGCCATCGAGTCTGATGAGGCGAGGAACTGCCCGTACTTCCTGACGCCCTCCAACTTCACCCCGAACCCGTGGCACGCGAGCCCCTCCCCGGACAGGAACCGGAAGATGTCGCCGATCTGGTGGGTGGATTGGCGCCGGCACACTGACCCGACCGCGACCAGTGGCAGGGAGGCGAGGTCGACGTCGTGGTGGTGGTAGAGCTTCAGGCAGAACGCGTAGTCCTCGAGCGTCCAGCCCTGCAACACCGGCACCCACGGGCAGTCCGGGTAGTTGTCGCGCAGGTACAGGTAGTTTTCGACGGTGCGGATCTGGTGGTAGCGCACCGTCCGCCCCGTTGCCGCGGTCGCGACCGGTTCGCACATCCAGTCCTGCGGGGACGCCCAGTCCAGGTTCCCGATCTCGGACATGTAGAGCCGTACGTACTGCGCGTACAGGTCGGGGCCGTGCAGCCATCGCCCGTACTTCGTGATCTGCGTGAAGCCTCCACTGTCCAACGCCCACCCCGTCTTCGCGCGTGGGAACGTCATCCGCTTGAACAACCGGTTGTGGCTGACGAACAGCGGGAACGGCGAGAACGTCAGCCAGTGGGGAAGATGAGTTCCGAGGTAGAACCTCACGCATCATCCGTCCAAGTCCGCTGGGCCGTCTGGTCCGGTCCACTGCTTCATCGCGCGCTGCACCTGCCGGCGCGCGTGGTCGTGTTCGATCCGGTCGCGGATCTCCTGCGCGCGGAGCTGGTCGGTGGTCGGCGCGGTCGCGCTGTTCCTGCCGTACCGTTCACGCGCCCCGGCCGACGGGCTGTGGACCTCCAACACGAGCCGCGACCGCGCCATGTCCCGCACGCCGAGCGCGAGCAGCTGATGCTCGGCCGGGACGAGGAACGTGACCTTCAGCCCACCGGACTTCGTGTCGAACGTGCAGGACGTGAATGCGCCGTAGAACGTCGCGACGCGCGTCTCGGGGCTGAGGGTGTCGGGGTCGATGCCGACGCCGATGAGGCCGCGCGGGACACCTGTCGCGAGGAGTTCGGCGAGGTCAGCCATCAGCCGTCCAGTCGTGGCAACTCGACACCAAGCCCCGAGAAGGATGCCGGCGGGCTGTAGTCGTCCGCGGCGCGGTACGGCGGGAAGTCCTCATCGGTCGGGTCGTACGCGGCCAACTCCTCCGCGCTCCACTCGCCATCGGCCACTCCACCCGCGACGCTGGCTGGGGCGGGGAACTGGTGCGGCGCGGTGTACTGCTCGGTGAGCGCGAGCAGTGGTGCGGTCGCGGCGGCGATGATGGTGGCCGGGTCAGGTGGGGTGGGTGTGGCGGCGATGGTTGCTTCGGCGCGTGCGACGCGGAGGTTGAGGTCCCGCATGATGTCGTCGTACTTGTCGAACTGGTCGGCGACACCGGCGACGTGGACCTCGACGATCCGCAGTCGCTCCTCCACCGGGCTCGTGTCCTGGCCCCGGGCCTTGGCGCGCCGGTCCACCCACCACACCAGCGCGCCAACCACTGCCCAGCCAACCAGCCCAACCACCGTCATCACCGTGTCGCTCATGCCCGCCACCCTCGCACACGGCCCGAACAGGGTCAAGGTGGCATTCCGAATGGTTCGGCCGATTCTCATTCGGAATGATATTTGGGAGAGGCTGGTGTTGGAGGTCCACAGCCCGAGTGCTGGGGCGCGGGAACGGTACGGCCGCAACAGCGCGACCGCTCCGACCACTGATCAGGTGCGCGCGCAGGAGATCCGGGCGCGCATCGAACACGACCACGCGCGCCGGATCGTGCAGCGCGCCATGCGCGACTGGACCGGACCGGACGGCCCCGAGGATGGCCCCAGTGGCGGGTGATGGCGGCCACAACCTCGACGCGTTCGACGCGCTGTTCGACGACGACATCCTCGCTCAGCTCGCCGCGGACGACCGCCTCACCGACCGCCTCATCGACATCGTCGAAACCGGGCTGAACGTCGTGGAACTGATCCTCGCGTCCGGCGACATCAACTCGCAGCTCGCCGCGTTGCAGAAGATCCTGCCCTTGGCTACC